TACGTCCTTAAACACCAGTTTTCAGATGAGATACAAGAAAAAAGCAAGCAGATGATACAAGACTGCGTTCCCGGTGCGTTAGCACAATTAAAAAATCTCTCTGAACAAGCTGACAGTGAGTCAGTTAGATTGGGTGCAATCAAAGACATCCTTGACAGGGCTGGACTTAAACCTACCGATAAGGTAGAGCAGAAGATTTCCCATGTTGAAATGGCATCTACTGATGAACTTAAAAGAGAACTTGAGGCTCTTATTGGTACTTCTGATCCAGAGGAAGTGCCTGAGTTATTGAACTAATGGCTCATAATAATCCTATGTATAGGAATCCCGGTGAAGACTGGTCTAAATACTGGAGACCCGGTACAAAGTGGACTAGAAGCCCCTCATTTTCTGACCAACCAAGGGGAAGAAAACAGCCACGACGCTTATTCAGGCACAGTCCATTTATGCAACGCCATCCTTATCAGACCCGGATTGATATGCACATGATAGGGCAAGGTAAAGATAAGCCGTCAGTAAAACATCTGAGTCCAAGAGTTGAGTGGACAGAAGCAGATCAGCGCGCACAGGATGAGAGGAATAGAAAAATTAGGCAATTTTTCACCGGTATTCCGCGCAGAATAGGGGGGTTATTAGAAAGTGCCTTTTCCCGGTGATCCAAGATTAAGAAGAGCAAGACCATCCCATGGGTTTAGGTCTCCGGGGTTTGTGGAAAATTTGCCGGAAAGAAAAATACCCCCAACGGACTGGGATATGTTAAGGCGTCAGATTCCCTATGGAATAATGAATATTTTAGCCCTTAAATTTGGTGGCCCTAAAGCTTTAGCTGGTGGTGTTCTTCCGGGTTTATTGGAATTCTCAAGATATGTGACGAACAGAAGAGGTAATTAGATGCAAACACACTCAAGAGCCGATCTTGAGAAAGCAGTTACAGTAGCTAAAGAGTTAAGGCAAAGAGAACGCTTTAACAAATTAGATTATTATGATCCTTATCCTTATCAGGAAGCGTTTCACGCTACAGGATCAAGCGCCAACCAACGCCTACTCATGGCGGCTAACAGAATTGGAAAAAGTTACTGTGGTTCGGCGGAATTAGCCCTTCATTTAACGGGCTTGTATCCAAAGTGGTGGAAGGGACGGAGGTATCGTCAACCCATAATTGCATGGGCGGGGGGTGTTTCCAATGAGACCACTAGAGATATTGTTCAATATGAACTTTTAGGCTCCCCCGACGACCCAGAGGCATTCGGCTCTGGAACCGTCCCTAGAAGTTGTATTATTAAAACCGAGAGGAAGCCCGGTGTCCCCAATGCTAAGAGTGTTGCCCTCATAAAGCACGTTACCGGCGGCAACTCTTCTTTGTTCTTTAAGGCTTATGAAATGGGGGTTGAGAAATGGCAGGGTCGCTCAGTTGATTGTATATGGCTGGATGAAGAACCATCAAGGGATATCTACTCCCAAGCAGTAACCAGAACCCTTGACAGGAGGGGGATGGTTTATATGACCTTCACCCCCGAACAGGGAATGACCCAGACGGTTGCATCTTTTGTAAATAATTTACAATCCGGGCAAAGTTTAAACAATGCAACGTGGGATGATGCTTCAGAGAAAATCAGGAGTGTAGTAAATAATCAGAACGGTCATTTAAATGAGGCCGTAATGGAACAGATTCTTGCCTCTTATTCTCCTCACGAAAGGGAGATGAGAAGATATGGAAGACCATCAATTGGTTCAGGATTGGTTTTTCCCATAATGGAAGAGAAGTTAATGATAGACCCATTTACTCTTCCAAAACACTGGCCAAGAATATGCGGTATAGACTTTGGTTTTGACCATCCCACAGCTATAGTATGGGCAGCATGGGACAGGGAAGAAGATGAGATTTATATATATGATTGTTACCGCCAATCCAAAGCAGCACCCTCTGTTCATGCCGCCGCGATCAGGAGTAGGCCGGGGTTTATTCCGATAGCGTGGCCGCATGATGGACATCGTAAAGATTCAATGGGGAACCCCGGATTGGCGGAGCAATACCGTAACATGGGCTGCAATATGCTTCCATGGCATTTTGAAAATCCACCGGCCATAGGGGAAAAGAAAGGGGGTAATTCCATAGAGGTTGGAATTATGGATATTCTCCAGAGAATGGAAAATGGCAAGTTCCATGTTTTTTCAACTTTAAATGAGTGGTGGGAAGAATTCAGAATGTACCATAGAAAGGAAGGTAAAATAGTACCCCTATTTGATGACTTAATGTCTGCAACAAGATATGCAGTCATGTCTT